TTTCCATGCAGGGGATCAATCTCTTTGGAATGATATTTACGGCAATGTTCCGGCTTTCCGCCGCCGTCAATTTAACTTCAACCGCATCCGTCGTGTAGTTAATATGATCGATGGTTATCAAAGAGAGCATCGTAAATCTACCATTTGTGTCCCTATAGAGTCTAGTGATGATAAAACGGCGGATCAGTTTACTAAGCTATTATTCCATGCCAATCAGACGGGCGATATTCTTCATACTATTTCTGATTCCTTCAAAGGCGCTTTGATTGGTGGAATGAACCTAATGTCTATCTGGATGGATTATCGCAATGATCCAGTCAACGGCGATATTAAGGTTGACAATGTTGCATATAACGGTTATCTGATTGATCCATACTTCAAGAAAATGGACCTTTCAGATTGTAATGACATCTGGACGAGGAAGTATCTCTCTAGACAACAAGTACTAAGCTTATTGCCTGGAAGAGATGACGAGATCAAGAACTTCAAAGGATGGGGTAACCGAGATGGCAAGTTTCAATTTATGCCGGAGTCGTACAACTATGGCATGCAAGATCTGCTCATATATGATGAATTCTGGTATATGGACTCGCGACGTCAAAAAATGCTCGTCGATGCTCAAACAGGTGAGACAATTGAATGGAAAGGAAATTCAGATGATCTCGAAGAATTCCTCCGCCTTTATCCGCAAATTGTCCTCCTCGATCATGAAATTCCATCAGTAAAGCTCGCTATCAGCGTTCAAGGAAAGGTGATGTATCATGGCCCCAATCCTCTTGGCATTGATGAATATCCTTTTGTTCCTGTTTGGGGCTATTACGAGCCCCAAATTCCGAGTTTCCCTTGGCGCGTGCAGGGCGTTGTTCGTGGCCTGCGTGATGCTCAGTATTTATACAATCGTCGAAAGGTTATTGAATTAGATATCCTTGAATCTCAGATCAACTCGGGTGTTATCTTCAAAGAGGATGCGTTGGTTAACCCCAAAGATGCATTCCTCCAAGGTCAAGGTAGAAGCTTAGCTTTAAAGGCTACAGCTCAGATAACGGATGTTGTTCCTATTCAAGCTCCCCAGATCCCTCCTTCAATGATACAGCTCTCGGAACTCTTAGGTCGGGAAATTCAAGAGATATCAGGAGTAAATGAGGAGCTTTTAGGCTCAGCGTTAGATGATAAGGCCGGGGTGCTTTCTATGCTTCGCCAAGGTGCTGGTCTTACGACTCTTAGAGGATTATTCGATAACCTGGATAGATCACAAAAGCTCTTAGGCAACCTAAGTATCAGGCTGATGCAGCAGAACTGGACTCCTGGAAAGGTTAGGCGAATCTTAAATGACGAGCCTACAGAGCAATTCTATAATAGAGCCTTTGGTAAATATGACGCATCTATTGAAGATGGTCTAAATACAGCTACACAGAAGCAGCTTCAAATGCAGCAGCTTCTACAAATGCGTGAGATTGGTGTCCCAGTGCCCACAAATCTTCTCATTGAAAATTCAACCTTACAAAACAAGAAGGAACTTATCGATGCAATCACTCAGCAAGAAGAGCAGCAGGCCCAAGCTCAACAGCAACAAAGCCAAATCCAAATCGAAGTCCTCAAAGCCCAAATTGAAGACCTCAAAGCCAAAGCAATGGCAAACGAAGGCCTCGGCTTCGAAAGAGCGTCCCGTGTCCAAGAAAACCAAGCCCTTGCAGTTGAACGCATTGCCGAAGCACAAAAGGACCGCGACCTTGGTACACTTGATCGCGTTAGGGCTATTAAAGAGCTTCAAGGCATTGACCTCGAGCATCTCTCTAGGGCGGTTGAAATCTTCAAGGCCCTCCAAGAAGACAGTAAGGGGGAAGCTGAAGCCTCAGCCAAGAAAACTCTCTCTAAAGGGACAAAGACGGCAGCTTAATTCAAAATAAATTTTAACAATTTACACAAATCGTGTATGGTAAGAAAAAAAAGCCAAATAAGGAGAAACCTATGGCACGCAAATATGTAGAGAACGATGATGATGTTCTCGATCAAGTAAACAGTTCAGCTCGCAAAGGTCAAGCTGCATCGTTAACAAATCAAATGAAAAGTAAAAATCAGGGTCCTGCTGGATGGGATCAAGGTCATGATCCGATGGTCGGTCGCAATGATTTTGCCGGTCTTCCAGGAGAAAAAGTAATGAAAAGCTATCCAAAAGGTGCTGGTCTTACAAAGAATGAAAGAATTGACGACACAATGAGCGAAATCGATGATGTATGCGAGCGTTCAGAAGGGAAAAGAAAAAAATATCTATCTAACCAACATTAGGCTATATGGCTAAAAAAAAATATGGTGATAAGGCCGCTGATCCTACAATTTTGAGGGGAAGAACTATTGGTTTTAAGGATAGGAATGCTAATTATGCATTCGAAGTTCAAAAAGAACCTGAAAATCCTATGGGTCATGGGAAATTTGCTAATATGCCCGAGCAGCCTAAATTAATGACGTTTACTAAGGAGCATTCCTATAGAGACGGGATTGTTAACAGTTTTGCTACTGGCATTATTGAAGTATCTGATATTCATGAGAATAATAGCAAAGTAAGGCCAGGATAATATGGTAATGCTAAGACCCTCAGGTAAGGCTGCTGCCATTGCAAAAAACGTGCTTAAGAACCAGGGCGTAAAAGTTCCTAAGCCCAAGGCGAATATTAAAGAGAAAGAAAATATACCTTATTTACAACACTGACCATTTTGCTGACGTCGGGCAAAAGAAAGAATATTAGGGACTTATGAAAAGAAAGATGGCTCCAAGGCCTAAATCTATTAAATCAGCTGCTGGGAAGAAAAAAATCGGCAAGGTGTTGAAGGAATATTCTGAGGGTGAGTTGCATAGTGGCTCTAAGAAGGGGCCGTTAGTTAAAAGTAAGGCACAAGCAATTGCTATTGCTTTAAATGAAGGGCGAAGAGCTATTAAGAAGTAATTTTTTTTCTCTCTTGATGCTCTAATATTTGATGGGCGGAGTTAGATAAAACAACAAGGTTTTCAATGCGATTATCATAAGAATCGCTATTAATATGATGAACATGTTCCCAAGATTTGAGCTTCCTTTTCAAATGCTGTTCCATGACATATCGATGTTCTCGAACTTGCTTTCCATCGATAATAATAGTTTTATATTTATGGCGCGGTTTCCCAGTTGGCTTAAATCGAAATTCAGAAAATTTTGGCAAGTGATGCTTAGCAAGACAAATGCGAGAGCAATATTTCGCATCGCCTCTATTTATTCTATATTTTGGGATATAAAAAGATTTATCGCAGATCAAACAAAAAATTGTCTGTCCTTCTTTTTTTCTCCTGCCAACCATTCCTTTTTTATGCAAATCCCGCGATTGGCAAGAGCGAGAGCAATATTTGGAAGAGCTTCTTCTTTTAATGAAGTGTTGATTGCAGGAAAGACAGTTTGCATATTTTTGGGATTTCATGGTAAGAGATTATCATATGGGAACGTAAATAACAATTGCCTTATCTGAGGCTAGAAAGGGAAAGAAGAAATAGAACATGAATGTCCCGATTGGGATTTTTTGCTTATTAATCCCAAAATGATTGAATGGGAAGGATGTAATTGTATGGACAGAAAAATTAAAGACGTTAAAAAGAAAATGGATAAAGGCATGAATAGCCTTTTGAAAGCTGATAAGAAAATGGATGCAAAATGCGAAGCCGCTGAGAAGATGGCAAGGAAGAAAAAATGAAATGGAGATTGCTTTCATTTATATTTATTCCTCTAATTTTAGCTAGTTGCACTGCATATCATTATATCTATCAAACTTCAAAACCTGAGAAATTCAATTCTGATAGATTATTTTTTCCTAAAGATCCAATAGATGGGGAGTTCAAAGATTATAGTGAATTCCAGCGATAAGAAGTATACATATAATAGATTCGGCATGAAGGGAGCTCGAGTAGGCCAAGCGGTCTATGATATCCTTAAATCTTCGGATAAAAACACGACAGTTGAAGAAATCCTTGATGAATATGCGGCTAAATTTAATCAAGAATTAGAGGATACAATCAACGCAAATGAGCATAAATACAAGGATAAATTCCATATATTTGTTTTGTCGAACAAGGAAATGTGGGCGCAAAACGTGGTCCGTAATTGGTTTGTTGCTAGGGAGTCTGCTCCTGAGCCACTAGATATGGTAGGGCAATATCCAAACCATTGCAAGATCTTGTATGAGTTCGATAAGAGAGCGGATAAGCTTTCTTTAAAATGGACGATCCCTGGGATTCAGGATTGTATCAGTATCGTCAAGAATCCATCCCAATATGATCCTATGCTTTATAAATGGATAAAGGATTGTTTTAACGGTGTGATTATCTAGAATCGGGCATTTCTTCATCAAATGCATGTTCCCGATGCCATTCTTGTCTTTTTAATAGGGCGTTTGTTTTTTTTAGGAAATTCTGAATAAGTTCCAAACTATCTTTCTCTTCGACAATAATCTTATAATGCATATGCTCAACTTCTGCGATATATCTAAACAGTTTGTCTAAAAGCTCGTAATTATCATCTAATTTCTTCTCAATCCGTGCTAATGTTTCTTTGGATTCATCCTGAAAAGCGCCAGGATTAGGTCTCCCGGCGCCAGGTATATCCGCTAACAAACTGGAGGTTAGTAAGCATAAATACATTATTTTTTTCATTAGAATGAGAATACCAATGCTGTGTTTAACCCAAATTCTTTATAGGCATGCTTAATGGTCTGGGCATAAAACCCACCCACGACGATGTCTTTGGACATTATATTCGGGAACGTTAGCTCTAATGCCGCTTTTAATCCATATGGGGAGCGATAATGCTTTCCCCAGAAGTCGTTTCCCTTATATAAGACCACAGAATTTGTGAGATCTTTAAAATAGTGAACGCTTAAGTCAGCAGTAAATAAATTGTCATAAGTGAAGTTAGCACCTACACCGCCATTAAACTTTGAGCAATAGATTTGGTAGTCATTGCCTAGGCTGTTAGATAAAAAGTGTGAAGTATTGCTAAACCCTATGACTGGGTAGAAGTTCATCTCATAATTATATTTAAAAACGTAACTCAAGTTCCAATCCGCTTCGAAATAGCTTTTGTGATCGGTATGAGAATACCCCATAAAGGCTGAGAAATTTGGACCTTCCGGCTTAAAATACTGATATTGTACCCCGCCCATTAGCTTCGTATATTTATAGTTGTTTTCTTTATGTCTAATCACCTTGAAATGAGGCTTTAGCTCATGGTGTGAGGCATAGAATGGCTCTGGTGGTGGAGGTATTATTCCCTCACTTAAAATTTCATCTGCCTGTAACGATAATGCAGCGCTTCCCATTAGTAGGGCTAACATGGTTTTCTTCATGGTGTCTCCTTTGTTGAAGATAATTAAAATTTAACTAGATTGTGGAATTTTCTGTATACCCTAAAGATATTTTTTGACTCTATTGGTGTATCTCTGTTATCAAGTAAATTATTTAGTTGTCTTCGTAGCGGTCGTAAACGCGTCAATTAAATAAAGCGTACAAGGGTCTCGCAAACCCGAAGGAAAAGTAATGACAGAAGAGGAAAATAAGGGCGTAGAGACTGAGGTCTCAGAGGCCATCGCTCAGGCCCCCGAATCTAATGAAGCGCAGGAGGAAGCGCAAGAAACCCCAGAACAGCGCCGTCAAAGAAACGATGCTGAATATAACTGGGCAGAAATGCGTCGCCATATGCGTGAAAAGGAACGTGAGATTGCGGAATTGAAGGATCAATTCTCTTCTCTGCATAAGAAGCCAGCTCAACCTGAAGAAGATGAGTTTGCTAAGCTAGCCGAGGACGATATCCTCACTGTTTCACAAGCTAAGAGGCTTGCGACTAAATATGCTAGACAAGCGACAGAATCAGTTCTAAGAGAAAGAGATGCTTCAACGGTAGATGAGAGGTTGCAGTTCAAATACCCAGATTTCATGTCCACAGTTACTAAGGAAAATATTGAGTTATTAAAAGAAACTAAGCCTCAATTAGCCAAATCCTTACTTAAGTTTGCAGATGATCCATTTCAACAATCGGAACTTGCTTATGAGTACATTAAAAATTTTGTACCACAAAGAGACGAGTCTATGAATAAAGACAAAAAGAAGGCTCTTGAAAATGCGAAGAAGCCCGTCTCTGTGCAGTCTGTCGGAAAGACGAGTGCAATAGGCCAAGTTCACCAATTCGAGAATGGTCTCACTCCTGAATTAAAATCTCAGCTCTACAAAGAGATGCAAAATATAAGAAAGGGTGCCTAAGAGGCATAACAACAGGAAATTGCTATGTCAATTACAACGACAAGTACATTACCTGCACCAGTACAGCAGTCTTTTAGTTTTAAACTGCTCTCTGTGCCGGTTCCGTACATGATTCACAAGATCCCTGCTGACCTGAAAGCAATGCCAAGAAATGGGTGGTACTACTCTCCGCATGAGACGATACAACCCCCTTGCTACTGCTCCAGTTCCTTTGGGAAATACAGGAGTTACACCTCCTCCACAAAACTTAACAGCGATCAATATCGATGCTAAGATGGACTTCTATGGTACTTATGTGCTTCTTAATGAGCAAGTAACACTACAGAACCAAGACCCTGTCCTTAATGAGGCTGCTCAGCGTCTCGGGGTGTCTTTAAGACAAACTGAAGACCAATTGATGAGAGATATGCTCGCATCAACAGCTAGCTTTATTAACGCAGTAGGCGGTACTAACGGGGATAACCCAACTGAAATCACACGTTCAGACGTTGATGCGGTAGTTAGAACTCTACGCGGTAATAACGCTTATAGCTTCTTAACAGGTATCGAAGGAGAGAACAGATTTGGTACAGCACCAGTACGTGATGCGTATTTTGGTCTTGGCCATACAGATATGATTGGTCAGTTAGATAACGTTTCTGGATTTATCCAAAAATGGAACTATCCTAACCAGCAATCAACACTTGATGCAGAATGGGGAACTGTTGCCAACGTTAGATTCTTATTATCTAGCATTGGTTCTACTACTCCAAATGCTTCATTACTTGGAAACACAGTATACAACATTTTTGTAACTGGCCGTGAAGCTTTTGCTGCCATTGAACAAGATGGTTACAGTGCATCGTTCATCTATCGTCCGCCTATTTATGACGGGCCTTTAGCTCTGAATGCGTCAGTTGGTTATAAATTCGCGGAAGTGCCACGAATTCTGAATGACCAATGGGTATTTAACCTGCGTTGCACGCTAGCATAAGGAGATGATATTATGAGTACAGCAATTCATGGTCAATTAACAGGTACCTTCACTTCCGATGGAAATATTAGGTATATCGCTCTTCCTTGCGGTTATTCCGAATTCAGAATGGTTAACATTACTGATATCGGATCTGCAGCTGCCTCGACTCCAGTAATGAGAGCTCAAGGTACATCTGCTATGCTTGCAGGATCGGCTTATTATAATCTTAAAACAAACGGCGCTGCTACGGTTGCGATCGAAACTACTACATTAACAGGTGGGTTCACCTTTATTGCTGATAGTGGAAATCAAACTCCAAGCGCTGCCGTTGCGATTACAGGTATCACAAACGCTACACCTCCAGTAGTTTCTACTGCAAGTACAGCTGGTTTGAGTAACCTCGATATCGTTCGAGTTTACGGAACTACCGGACAGTTAAACATTGCAGGTCTTGATTTCACAATCGATACAATCGTTGCGAACACAAGCTTCAACTTAGCTTATATGGTGGCTCCTGGTGCAGCGGCTACTGCCGGTTTCTGGAGAAGAATACCTTTCGATGCCAGATTCTATCCACGCAATCGTTACATTACATCAATCAGCCAAGCAGCAAGCGCGGTTATCGTTATGTCTGTGACCCATGGTTTTACTGTTGGTCAAGAAGTACGAATCGTCGTTCCTGATGCTTTTGGTATGGTTGAAATGGATGGATTACTTGGAGTAATCACAGCTATTAATACCACTACTAACTCTATTACAGTGAATATTAATAGTACTGGGTTTACTGCATTTGCATTCCCAACATCTGCTATTGCAGCTTTAGGGGTTACATTTGCTCAAGTAGTTCCAGTGGGCGAGGCTGCTATTAATAGCGTTTCTCAACCCTTTGGAAACTTACTTGATGATGCAACTGATAACGTTTCTTTTACAGGAATCGAAATCGGTACAACTGTTCAATCTGGTGATAAAGTTTACCAGTGGTTTGCATACAAAAATCAAGAGATTTAAGTGTGTTGGGGGAGTTTTTAAAGGATTGGGACTTCTCGGTCGCTCCCCCTTAATT